CTACCGTTATAATCGTGAATAGAATAACGGTCTTTAAAAGTTTCCTTAATTGGTCGGTACATAACCGCCATTGCTTTATGAAAAGTAGAAACGTCTTGTAAGTACTTTTCCAAATCCACGTATTCACCGAAACTAATTTCTTCTAAATTTGGAATAAAACCGAACTCCAAATCTTTAATCTTAAATCGCTGTTGAAACGTTCCCTCTGCTTCTAAAGTTTTTGTAAGGGAAATTATTAATTCAGTTAAATCAGTCATTCGCATTTTAGCGATTGATTTCAATTCTAATCCCGTGAAACATTGCACCATTTGCTCCATTAAAAAATCCTCATCGTCACTATTTTGAGAAACGTTAACGAATTTTTGATAGGCACTAAGTGGTATTTCTGCGATTGATGTCGGTATGTTTATTTCAAGTCTCATATCTATTAAACTACAAAGTTTAATAAATGTTGTAAACGCCTTTATTTGTGCTTATGGATTCCATTTCGTGGTAACGTAGTGCGTCAATAGCGTGGTCGTTGCCTCCTTGCGGTTTGTTGGTTGTTTTTCCAGTTCTATCAACGTCCCAACAATACCCTCTAAGTTCTTTAATTAGGTTTGTGCTATCTGAAGTAACTAAGTATTCTTGCTGTTGCATTACGTCAATACCATAGTTAATTGAATCCTTACCTTTTGTTGCTGGATATATTTGAATACCTCTGCGTCTTATTTCTTCAATCGATTTTGGTTCTGCTGAATCCGCATAAATTACTGTGTCTTTTGGTAGTGCGTTTGCAATATCTCCGTTAACCATTCCAGTCCTATAAAACAATTCTTTAACAATTCGCTTGTCGTTCCACTTGTAAACTGCAATAGCACTTGTAGGATCGTTGGTGTATCCAAAGTCTAATCCAATTCCTAACAACCTTGCTTCATTTGGTATCGTGTCAATTAGTTGCCAGTTACTAAATACAACCCCTTGTAAGTTTCCAATTTGCCCTTCGCCGTAAACACGCCACCAATTCGCCCAATAGTTTGACGTTTTCGCTTTTTCTTTTTTAATCATTAAATCTTCCAAAGTTTCCTTTGAAATACCCTCGTTGTCTAAATAAGTAAGTAGTAAAAATTCTGCGTTGTGCTGTGGTAATATTTCGGAATGCACCCAGAATTCGTTATCAGGATTGAAGTCAATATACGTTTCTGAACTCCTAATCATTAAAGCATCAGCAATAATAAAAGGAATGTGATTTGCTTCGTTAAGGAATAGAATATCACGCTTACCACTTGCTTTTGCTTTACCATCTGAATCGAATGATTTAAACTGCATTCGTGAACCGTTCGTAAAAGTGTAAATCAAAGCTGAAGCATTCCAGTTGTTCTCAATCCAACGATTTGTTTCAACCATTATCGTTTTGAAAATATCCAATGCTCCCTCTTTAACAGCAGGTAAAGTTTCTGCAACAACTGTTATTTTTATACGTTGTTCTTTGATTGCTCGGTCTATCAATATTGGAATGATAGCGTATGTTTTCCCTGCATTATCTCCCCTACCTATTGCTAAGTAGGGGATAAAGGGCAGAAGTCCCACCTTGTATCACTCGGATACGAGACTTCATTGCTTTTATTCTATTTATTGCTGTCGTTCTCTTGAACATATTGGTCGAATACTTTTTTAAGTTCACTAATCCTATCTAATAAGCAACTCCCACAATTAGTAAATTCAGCGTTTTTGTTAAACGTACTTGTATAAATTTGGTTTAATCTATATTGAACTGTTGGAACAACCGAACCCCTTGTAACTTCAAAAAATTCTTTTAGAAAGTTGTAATCTGCTTCGCTTAAACAATTGGGTTTTGAATAAGGGAATAGTTTGTTTAACGCTTCCTTTCGTTGGTCGCAATTACAATCATCACCTGCTACAAATTTAACAAGTGCTTTGATTCCCGTTGCTGTTGTGATTTGGTCGATTGTATCTCCTAATCCTTGTGCTTTTTTTCGTGCCATTATATCAATTCTAAATCGTTGTTTATTAAATCTAAATAATCGTCTCCACAATTAACCCTAATCTTTTCTTTACATTCCCCTATCACTTCAAAGATTGAACGTAAACTAATATCCGTTCCTTTGGCAATATCTCGCATTGAATGATTGCCAGTAAGATACAATCTAAATAATGTTTGGTCGTAACTATGCCACTTGTTTATTTCGTTGTTTATCTTCGCTCTAAACCTATTTTGTGCTTGGTAAAATTCGCTATTATCAACGTCTGCAATTTCCAAAGGTAAATTATTTATCTTAGATATTTGCTTTTTTGCTTTTAGAAAATTTAGGAATATAGATTTAAGGGTTAAGTGAATGAAATATTGGTTTATTTTTCCGTCAACAATTATGTCTTCGGGTCGCTTGTTTCGGTCTAATCGCAAGTACATTTCTTGCACCAAATCTTCAGCGTAAAAGTACTCGCCAAAGCTATGAATTATTTTTACATAATTCTTATGGTGTTTAGCTATTTCCCCTAACCATTCCATTTATTCATCTGGGAAAAGTGGTTGTTCGATAATTGTGTTTTCAATCGCTTGTAAAGGTGCTCCGTATCCCGAATCCATCAATGCTTTATAAGCGTTAACGTCCCCTTTTCGCGCTTTGTTTATCAATGCAAGTGTCATAATATCTTCTTGGGATAATTCTTGTGTTTCTTGCGTTAAAGGGTTCTTTACTTTCTCCGAAGCCTCCAACCATTGACGTGCAATAGTGGAACGGTTACGGCTACCTTTTGGGCGTCCGTTAGGGTTTCCGCTTTGTCCTTTATCCCATTTTGGTTCTATTTCTTTATAACCTGCCATTTCGTTGTTAATTCGTTGTTTTAGGTATTGAGCGCAAAGGTGGAATCGAACCCCTCTTTTAAACTGGAATGTTTAACGTGCAACCATTACACTTCTTGCGCTTGTATTTCTTTTCGTTCTTGCAAAGATACTTTTTTTCCTTTATACATTCCTGCTCCCATTTCATCTATTTTGCTAAATGGTAAAATAGGAACTGTTATTTTACAAGTTTTGTCAATTAGGTAAATGTATCTAAGTTGAAAACCATCTAATTTTTTACCTCCATTATCTTTAATCCAACTTGTACCACTTTTTCCATTACTTTCTTTTGTTCTATGTGCTGAACTTGTCAAACTACAAACAACTTCACCATTTGGCATTTGATAGGTGCTTGTGTTTTTATTAACTCCAATTAATTTAAATCCACTCGCTCTATAAATTGTACCATCACCGCATAAATTACCGTCACTAAAACTTAAAATCCATTTTATATGAGGTGCGTTTTTTTTTATTAATTTAATACTAATTGCAATACATCTGCTTTCTGAATATTTAGGTAAATAATCATCAAAAGCCATTCTGTTAAGTTCTATAACTTCATTCCATTTTGTATTTTCAATAAAATGAATTACATTTTTTTTTACCATTGGGCTTCCATAACTTAAAACTCCGTGAAGTTTATCATCTAAAAAACAACCAAAATGTAAAACTGAATTTGGCACTACCTTACCGCTGTAATGGTTTAATTTTACAAACTCATTTGCAATTTTAGAAGGTATTACTTTAACGATTATTTCCTTTGCTCTGCCCATTGCATAATAATTAAATAAAGTGCGTTTCCGTTGCTGTTTTCATTTCCCATTGTTTCAGCATATTTATACTCTTCCGTTTCTTTAATATCTGCTATTGCGTTTTTAATTTGTTCTGCTTGTTCGTCAGCTAACGTAAAGGTCATTTGCTGAAACGGTGCTTTATCTCCGTCAGGTAAGCTAAAATCCGTTCCTAATTCATCGCTTTCTAACTCAAAACCTATCACTTCCAAACCCCAATCTTCCAACTGCTCGGTGTCCCAATCAGCAAGTAAACTCCAATCCCATTCGCCACCGCTTACATTATCTTTAATTAAAAATTCTCGTTGTTGTTCTTCCGTAAGGTTATCAGCAATTATAATCGGTACTTCTTTCAATCCAGCTTCTTTACACGCTTTAAAACGCATATTACCGCCCAAAATAACCATATCAGCGTTAACGACAATTGGTCGTATTTCCAACATTTCGGGAAAATCTTTAATCGACTGAACTAACTTCTTAAAGTTATCGTCTTTAATTAACCGTGGGTTGTTCGGGTTTAATTTAACCTCGCTTAGTTTTGTTTTGATTGCTTTCATTCTATCGGTATTAAATTCTGTATTTCAGTTTGGAACGTTTCAAAGTCTATCCACTTGCAAAGGTAGTAAATTCCTCCATCGTTTTCAATCTCTCGTTTTCGTTTCAATTGTGATTCACGGATTTGGTCTTTGCCAATCTTCAATTCCAAAGATAAAAACTTTCCGTTAACAATTCCTTCGATATCGGAAAGCCCTTTATTTTCAGAACGAATGTAACCGATACCTTGGCGCCACTTCCCTTCGCTTGAAATTCGCCTTATTGACTTTGAACCGTAAACGTAACGCAAGTAATCAACTATTAGTTTAGTTATTTTATTAGTATCGGTTACCGATTTGCTAACTAACGGCTGTTTTACTACCTCAAAAGGTACGCCTCTTTCGTCCGTTTGAAGTTCAGTAATTCGTTTCTGTACTGCCTTGCGTTTAGTTAAGCTGTACTTCTTTTTAGTAATTGTATGCGGTGGCGCTGTTGAATTTAGGCAGTCAATCATATGGACGTACTCAATGAATTGTTTTAGGGTGTATGGTTTCATACTGTTTGATTGAATTTAATAAATAATTTCCTGATTTTTCTCCTAAATTTCTAATTCTTTTTACCAATACACTATTATAATTTCTTATGTCGTGGTAACCATTATTTTTAAAATGCTCAAAATATTTTTCTTCTAATATATTAGACAAACAATTAATTATTCTTTTTTTAATTGCTCTTTCGTCTTTGTCTAAATCTAAATTATCAAACCATTTTAAAAAGTGTGTAATGTGATAAAAATTATATTCTTTAATTAAATTTGTTTCACATTCTTTTTTTGATTGTTCTAAATAAGCATTAACAGTTTCAACTGCTTTTAAAAATTCTTCTTTTGTTATCATACCATTTCAATTTTAAATTCTCGTGAATAATTACCACTCGCTTTGAGTTGCTTGATTTTCCAAAGGCATAACGCACGGCTTGGGAAATACCAGCTTTCGGAGTTGGCGTAAGTTAGTTTATAGGTCATAATCCTGCTTTTTCGTTTAATTCATCCCAAACATCTTTTTCAATTTCTTTTTTATTATCTAAGTCTGGAGTATCTATTTGAAACCATTTAATTGAATTACTTGAACCGTCTGAATATTTATATCCAAATGTTTCAGCATATTTTTTAATCCATTTTGTAAGCGTGTTTCTTTTTAACCAAACTGCTGTATCTTCAAACTCATTTTTAAATGCTGAAAAATGGTCTTCTTTTAATACACGTTCGTTTTTCTTTATTCTATTATTATCAATCCATTCGAAGAAATCTTGGCTTGTTTCGTTAATCAATTTTCTAATTGCTAAATTTTTAGTCTTAGATTCTACCAAACCATTTGTTAAATAATACTGAATACAATTAATCATGTAACGGTCGAACCTTGCCCATTCTTGTAAATCCCAATCGTCAAAAAACATACACTTAAATTCATCAAATGGAGTGTGATTAAGATTGAAATAATTACTCATTTCAATTTCAAATACCCTCGCTTTGTGGCTATCTCCTTCGGTTTTTAATGTGTAATTTGTGTTCAATATAATCTTTGGGCTGTCTTCTACTGACATTGTAACGGCTTGTTGATTTTTGTATTCGATTGTAAAACCTCCCGTTATTACTGAAAACAAACGTTCTAAAGGAAAATTCTTTTTAATGTCGTCAAATACTAAAACTTGTGTGTCAACTGGAACGGTTTGATAAGCAAATGATTTCCCAAAGTCAAAAGATTTACCATCAATCATTGAAAATTTCTTTAATTTACCAACAGCGTTTGCAATCAAAGTTTTTCCGCTTCTTCCGTTTGGATTGTCGCTGATTGTTTCGTCATTAAATACAATTGCTTTATTGTTTGCGCTTGTTTTAAATCCATGTAGCATAAATCCAATAACTGACTTCATTGTGTTGTATTTGTCAACGTCCTGACCACAAGCAAACCAAATAAAAGACCTAAACATCGATTCGTGGTGGTCTGCATCTATGTACTCACGATTTATAATTTGGTCTTTCCAAACAAAAGAATCTAAGTCTTCATAATTTACCTTTTCAATTTTATCTTTCGAAACTTTTAATGCAAAGTTTTTGTAGTAAATATGCGCTAGATCCTTTGTGTCTTTTTCAGTTGTAATCGTTGCCGTTTCAAGCATATTTAGATACGTTGGCTGAAAGAATTTAGCATTGTCTGCCAAATGATCATAAACATCAATTTCAGAACGCAAAATCATATCTTGCAAAACCTTATCTTTTATTTGTGGCTCAAATGTAGTGTTAACAAAATTACCGTCTTTCGAAATAAAAATAAAGGATTTTGTTTGATTCGCTGGGTAGTACTTATAAAAATTCATACCCTCCAAATAAGACTTAAATAAAAATGCACTTACTTTAAAATCCTTTCCACTTCCTGACCAAAATACTCCCGTTTGAGCTTCTTTTTTTATTACTTGTACTTCCTTGTTTAATTCGTTTTCGTTTATATTAGGAAATTCTTGCAATACATCTTTAACGGTTTTTCCCGTTTTTATAAGTTTTTCAACTCGCTTTTTTATGTCTTTATCTTCGAAAGTTTTAGTTCCAAATTGAGCGGTCTTTTTGTATGCTGATTTTATCAAAGCAATTATTTCTGACTGTTGGAAATCCTTTTGTTCGTATTGTCTTAAGTAACTTGTTGCAAGGTATTCATCAACTCCAAAATCATTAAATGCACTTGCTAATTTAAAAAGTGAAACGTTACGCTGTGACCTATCAAATTTCTTTTTAAACCATTCTATCAATCTGTTTGCAATTGCATTTTGATCTTGCAAAGGATAGATTGTAACTTGGTGTATGTCGTTGTGTTCAATTACCTCAGTAACATTTGATTCAATCCAAACACTTGAATTTAAGTTTACATAAATATCTGGGTCGTAACTTTCAAAACAAAGCCTTGAAATATCTTTCCCTGACTTATCAATTATTTCTTTTCCGTATGTTTCATTAACCCAAATAAAATGGTCATAAACAGCATCGTAATAATTAGCGTATAAATCATTGTCTTTTACTTTTGGTATTTTAACCAAACATTTTAACCCGTTTCCTGAAGGAGAAACCCAACACGCAAAAACATAATTAGAATTACTAAGTTTTGTTTTTAATTCAACAACCTCATCAAATGTATCTAACTTATCAAAGTCAAGAATTAACAAACCTGAATGTTCTTTCAATCCAGTCTTTGACCTTTGAGTAAATTGACCTCCAAATGTAACAGCTGAAAGTTTACCTTTTTCAATGTCTTTTTCCTTCTTATCTAACTTTGACCTAACAAGTGTTATTTGTTCTTTTACAGCTCCGTTTTTAATTCTATCTAACCAATGGCTTACATCTTTTGCCCTTCCATTCGAAGAATTATTTGTTTTCGATAAATAAAAATCGCACTTCATAATCAATGTTTAACATGAAAAAACAATCTATTTCTTCTTTTATTTGACAAACACAACAAAACGTGGTCGCAACTATCCCAAGAAACAAAATCTAAATGCAAACGTGTTGACAAAGGGAAAAATATACAATTAAACAATTTCCCTTCTTTGTTAACAATTGCATACTTTAACATAAATATTTCATTGTCTGTTAATTCAATTTTGCTTACAGCTTCCTCATTGAATTTAATTCTCTTTTTTCTGCGTTTTAATTCATAATCAAACTTTTGATTCATGAAATTTTCTAACATGTAATAACTTTCCATAGAATGTGTTTAAATAAAAAACCCCTTAACTCCTTTGGGTCTTCACTTCCAAATTCATTAAGAGGCTTTAATAACATCTTTGGTTCTATAATGTGAAGACGAACCGTTCAGCAAATATACAAATTAATCTTTATTAATATAACAAGTACGAAAGTATTTTATAAAATATATGTTTCGTCCTTGTTTCGTACTACTTTCGTCCTTAATAATTGTTTGTAATTCAATAAGTTATATTAAAAAGTACGAAAGTACGAAAGTTTTTACCTTGTATTCTCGTGTAGGAAAATATTTTTTCTTTAATTTCTATATTTTATACAAATTAAACATATTACATTACTCGTGTAGCAGTATAGTAGTACGTACTTTTTTTCGTACTTTCGTCCTTATCCCACAAAAAAAAGCCTTACATTTCTGCAAGGCTTTCAATTAATTTGGATTGTGTTACTTAAATTTTACCATTAATGAATCTTTGTTGTAGCTAATAGATACCTTCGGAACCTCAACGCCTTCATCATCGTAAATGGTGGATTTTTGCGCCACCTTTAACAATTCCTCACGTGCTTTGAGTTTAGCTTGTAGGTTGCTGTAAAATAGATCCTCCGAGTAGTTCAACTTGCTTGCACCTTGTTTCTTGGTAAATTCGACCGCTCCTAACTTAAATGTTTTTTCGGTGTATTTATCCGCTTCGTCACGTGCTAATTCGTCAATCTTTACCTTAGCCTCTTTAAATAGCTTTTCCAACTTGTTGAAAGATGCAAATGCATCTAAGGGATTTACTACTCCAGCTTCAACTGCTTCAACTATTGCGTTAATTCCTTGTGTTGTTTTTTCGATTACGTTCGGCTGTGCTGTTTGATAATCGTGTTCTTTTGTTTGTAAATCGATGTCGATTTGTTCTAAGTGTTCCATTATTGTTTGTTTTTAAGGTTTAAAATCCGTATTCGTTTTCTTGTTCGTATTCTTTTGCTTGTTCTTCTCGAAAGTTATCTAATATTCCAGAACTTCTACTAACCGTTGGCGCTACATTTTTAGCAACCAACGTTTCGTAATATAGGATAATTTCGGTAATTCCAACGTGTGGTAAAACTTTACCATCTATTAAGTTAGTGAATCTCTCACGTGTTTTTTTAAGTGCTTCAGCTCGTGTCATAACTTGTTTTTTGCTCGTAAATAATTCAAATATAATTCAATGTTAAAATGTCCTCGATTGTTCCAGAACGCTTCGATGTCTGCTAAATTCATTTCTTAAGGTTTAACAGTTCAATGTTTTGTGTTCCAGTAAAGATGAATACTTCCTTAGCTTGTTCAACTGTTTTCTTGCCGTCTAATATTGCTTTCTTAACGACTTCAAAGGTTGCTGAGTCGCATTCTTTTTTAGGTTGTTTAACTAGCTGTGATGCTTGTTGCCCATCGTCATCTATTGCTTGCAAAGTCAAAAGGCTTGACAAAGTGTAACGACGAAAATAGGTAATTTGACTACCGAGTGCTTGGGCTGTAAGTCCTGGGGTTAAATCAATATAGCTTTCAATTGAATAACTATTTGTAATATCTGTTATTACGGTGAACACTTTGCCCTCTTTTATTGGCTGTAACAACACTAAACCTTTTTCAAGTAAGATTGGTTCAACCGCTTCAATTAATGCGTTTAAATCCGCATACGTGTTTTTGAAGTGTGGATTTTTAGCATTCTTTGCTACTTTTCCAATTTCGAGTTTTGCCTCGTGTAATTTCTGATAAATGTTTTTTGTTTCCATATTTGTTTTTTTTTTTTGCTAATTTACTTTTAAAGAACCGTTCACCGCTTGGTTATGTGATGAACGGCTGTATTACTATTTAAACGGTTTCAAAGAAATCATTGAAAAGTTTTTTATCAAAGAAATGATTTTCATCTATTTCCGTTTTTACAATAATTT